AGTAGGCCCTGCAGCTCAAACATATGGATATGGATTTGGTGTTAGTCCTTATGGAGGAACTGTTCCAGGAGCTTTAACCACTACTTTAAATGGAGCTTTACTTGCAGATACTGCAGGAACTGGAGGAGTAGGAACTACAATTAATATCACATCAAACGCTGGGTTTCCAACATCAGGAACTATTGCAGTAGCAAATGAATTAATTACTTATACAGGATTAGGAGTAAATACATTAACAGGATGTACAAGAGGTGCTTTAGGTACAGCAACTTTTGGAACTAATAATGGTCAAGCACATAACACAGCTTCAGTAGTAACTAATGCATCTTCTTATTCTGGATGGGGATCAGCTGTAGCCGCAAATAGTGTTATTCTAGAACCTGGAATGTGGTCATTAAGTAATTTTGGTGAAGTATTAGTTGCAACTATTTTAAATGGAAAAACTTTTACTTGGGATGCGGGAATTGCTGCAAGATTTACAACAAGAGCTTCTACTACAACAACTGGATTTGAAACTACTAATAATCCAACAGCAAGTAGAAGTACTTTAATTTCACCAACTACAAGACACTTAATTCATTTAGGAACTGAAATTACAATTGGAGATCCTACATCTCAAGATGATATGTTTATTAGATTTTCAGATCGAGAAGGTATTAATACTTATACTATTTTAGCAACTAACACAGCAGGTTCACAAAGAATTCAAGATGGAACAAAAATTATGGGAGCCATTGTTGCAAAAGAAAATATATTAATATGGACCGACAATGCTTTGTATACTATGAAATTTGTTGGAGCTCCTTTTACATTTGGTTTTGAACAAGTAGGTACGAATTGTGGATTGATTGGACAAAATGCAGCCATTGAGATTGATGGGGTTGCTTATTGGATGTCTAATAATGGTTTCTTTGCTTTTGATGGTACAGTTAATACTTTACCATGCTCTGTTGAAGATTATGTTTATGATGATATTGATACTACAAAAGGACAACAAATTAATGCTGGAATTAATAATTTATTTACCGAAATAACTTGGTGGTATCCAACTCAAGGATCTACTTTTAATAATCGTTATGTTGTTTATAATTATGGAAGAACAAATGAGAGATTACCTACCGGTAATTGGTACACAGGAACAAATACTAATTTTATTAGAACTGCTTGGATTGATACTTTAATTTATCCAAAACCTTATGCAATTGCTTACAACAGTTCAGCAAATGGAAGTTTTCCAGCTGTGATAGGTCAATCAGGTTTAGGTAGAAGTGTATTGTTTGAACAAGAAATAGGAACAGATCAAGTTAATCCTGATGGTACAACAACTACTCTTACTTCTTTTGTTCAATCTTTTGATTTCCCTTTACAAACCGATCAAGGTATTGGAGAATATTTTTTATCCATGAGAAGATTTATACCTGATTTTAAAACTTTAACAGGAGAGTCACAAGTTACTATTTTAATATCAGATTATCCTTCTACAACACCAACTCAAAGCTCATTAAGCCCCTTTACAATTACATCATCTACAACTAAGATAGATACTAGAGCTAGAGGAAGATATGCAAATATAAAAATAGAAAATTTAAGTAGTGGTCAGACTTGGAGATTTGGAACTTTTCAAGTTGATTTACAACCAGACGGAAGAAGATAATGACAAAAGTTGTAGTAAGATTACCAGAACCTAAAGAAGAATATTCAGAAGATGGTCAAAGACAAATTAATAGAGCTCTTGTTTCTATTGTAGAACAATTAAACTCTACTTATTTAACACAACTAAAAGAAGATTCTGAAAGATTTACTTGGTTTGGATTAGGATAAAAAATGGCAAATATATATAAAAATGCAAAAGTAGATTTAACAACTGCTTCTATAACAACTTTGTACACAACTCCTTCAAACTCAAGATCGATTGTAAAATCTATTTTAGTAAGTAATGATTCTGCAAATCAAACCACTATTACAGTAACATTAACTAATGCTGCTACAGCTGTTTTTAGTTTATTTGCTCTTATTTCTGTATCCGCTAATTCATCAACTCAATTATTAACAGAACCTTTAATTATGGAAGAAAGTGAAATTTTAAAAGTAACTGCTGCAGATGCAAACAGATTACATGTCATAGCTTCAATATTAGAAATCAACAGGGAGGACAGATAAATGCCGTTCATAGAACAAGAAGCTTCGCTTAGGTATGAAATCATCAACGGTCAACGAGTACCGGTTATCACACCAAAGACAGAAGTAACATTAAAGAACCTAGTAACAGGACAAGAATATATGTCTGATGCAGAAGCGTTAGCTGATATACAAAATCCTAGTACTCCTACTAAACCAGAACACGTGTCTAGAAGTGTTAAAATTACAGTAGAAGATATAAAATTAGGTGCCGATACTAATATATTCTAGATTGACTAGCGTTATAAAACCTAGTAAATTGCTATATTAAGGCTCAGTTTCAAGAATAGCCAACTTGCCATGGATTTCATATTTGATAAGGAAAAGCTTAGAGATATGCATAAAATTATATCTCTATATCAGAAATTCGATAAGTATAGTTTAGATAAAGAATCTTTATACTTTCATATTCTGCCTTCCTTTAAATTGAATCAATACAAAATACATAAAGATGGAGACACTGTGATAGGATTTACTAACTGGGCTTTTTTAAGCAAAGATGCTGAAAAAGAATTTATGAAAACAGCAGATTTAAAAGATCAAGATTGGAACAGTGGTAATCGATTATGGCACATGGATACTATCTGTGTTAAAAATCTAAATAAAATTATGAGTTGGACCAAAAAACATTTTACAGAAAAATTAGGAATCAACAAACCAATTAATTGGTTAAGAGTTATTGACAATAAAATTATAAGAAAACAAACAAGATTTACAAAGGAGAGTTGGTTAAATGGGTAAAATTAGAAAAACTATTTCAAAAATTATACCAAAAGAAATTAAACCAATATTGCCTTATGCGGCTTTATTTATACCAGGTCTTCAAGGTGCTGCGGGTATGTTTGCTAACATGGGAATTACAAATGCACTAGCACAAAAAGCTATAATTGCAGGAATTACCAAAGGACTAACTGATGATAAAGCAAAGTTTGGAGACATTGCTAGAACAGCAGCTTTTGCAGTTGCACCCGATGTACTTCAACAAGGTTTAGGTTCATTGGGTAATGCTTTAAATCCTCAAACAACAGAAGCTTTAAAAGCAAGTATGTCTGTAACTGGTGGTGGAAATGCAATTCCTTTAACTCAACAAATAGGTCAAGCAGCAACAGCTGCGGCTGAATCTAAATTTTTAGATACTCTTGTTAATCCAAGTACTCTTACTCAAACAGCTAGAGCTATTGCTTCTCCAGCATTTACAGATTATTCAATAAAACAAAGAGAGATACAAAAAGAAGAATTAGAAAAATATAAACAACAAATGGCGTCTAAAGGTATTACAGATAAAGCTGGAACAAGAAAAGCTATCTATGATATTTATGCGGGAATAGAAGATAAAGATGATCAAGGTGCATCATACAGAGTTTATCAAGATGATTATATTAATTCTATTTTAGATAAATATGGATATGCAAGAGGTGGTATTGTAAGTTTATATAAAAAAGGTGGTGAAGTAGAAAAACCTAAACCAATAGAACTTCCTCAAGATCCTCTTTCAAAAATTATAGAAGAATTTATTAAAGATCAAAAAAGACAAGATGAAATTCGTAAACAATATAAAGCAGATGGTGGAAGAATAGGTTTTCAAATGGGAGGTACAAGTGAAGTACAAGCTCTTGCAGCTGAAGTAAAAAGATTACAAATTGAAAATGAAGCTTTAAGAAAAGATGAAAAACCTTCTATAAAAGATATAGGAACTATGACAGATTATGCAACTAAAGGATTTGAAATGGAAACAGGTAGTCCTTTAGGTGGAGCTATTGCTCAACCACAAAGAATTATTCCAGGGTTTGCTAGAGGAGGTATTGCTGATCTTGAAACTGTTGCAATGCAACCTAATGAAAAAGAAAATACACAAACAGCAAGTCCAGATCTTTATGTAAAATTAGTAGAGTATTATGAATCTCTTGGATACGATTATGATACTGCTTCTGATTTAGCTTACAAAGATTATATGTCTGGTGCTAAAAGATTTGAAGAAGGCGGTAAAGTTATGCAAGTAAGTCACTCAGGTAATGATAAATTATTTGAACAACTATACGAAGAATTTTTAGAAATGGGAATGACACCACAACAAGCAAGACAAGCAGTTAAAGATTATTTAAATAGTTCTAAAATGGGATTGGAAGAAGGTGGTAAAGTAATTCCCATGATTCCAGAAGGAATTTTTTATAAAGGTAAAGCAAAAGATTATCCAGGAGCTAGTAAAGCAATAAGAGATACATTAAAAGAAAAAAGAGAAAAGAAAGCTGGAGGTGGTTTATTAGGATTACAAAGAGGTGGAATGCCAGCAGAACTTGATTATAGAGATGGTGGAATTATTAAAGTTGGATCTAAACCAAAAGCAGATGATGTTCCGGCAAGATTATCCAAAGGTGAATTTGTTCTTACTACCGAAGCTGTAGATAATCTTGGTAAAAAAATTACAGGAGAAAAAAGTAATAGAGCAGGCGCGGCAGCTTTATATAAGATAATGGATAATCTTGAGGCAATGGCATAATGTCAGAAACCATAACACGTCAATATAGAGAACCTTTTGTTAGTACTGCAGGTTTAGGTATAACGGAAGAAGGTTTACGTTTATTAGGTAAAGCAATACCTACTTCTACTTATACAGGTCCACAATTTATTGCTGGACAATCTGCATTAGAACAACAAGCAGCAACAGCTGCATCAGGACTTGGTAATTTATTAGGACCACAAGCGTATCAACAATACATGTCTCCTTATCAAAGAGAAGTTATTGATACATCTCTTGCAGCAATGCAAAGAGAACAACAAAAGGGTCTTGGATCTTTAAGAGATAGAGCTACTCAGGCAGGAGCTTTTGGTGGTGGTAGAGAAGCTGCATTAATGGGTGAATATCAATCTAACGCAGATTTACAAAGAGCATTATTAGAATCTCAATTATTACAACAAGGATTTCAACAATCTCAAGATCAAGCTAATAAACAATTAGGATTAGCTCAAGGTTTAGGAGCATATCAAACTCAATTAGGTGGTCAACAAAGACAATTAACACAAGCAGGATTATCCGCGCAGCAAGAAGCGGCAAGAGAAGGTGCATTTGCAGATTACACTAGATTAGGATTAGTTGGACCACAACTTGCTTCTGTCATCGGAGGATTCCCTGCAGCAACTCAAGTTCAATCAACACCACCTCCTAGCACAACACAACAATTATTAGGACTTGGTATTGGAGGAATAGGATTAGCAGGAGCCATGAAAGCAGGAGGATTCTTTTCATAATGAGTAGAGTTTTAAGAAGACCTATGTTTAGAGGTGGAAGCGTCGAGAGCCGCGGAACGGGGATAACATCAGGATTTGTAAAACCGAAACGCGGATCGGTTGACGAGGCAGGTAGATATTCTGTAACTAAAGAAGAAGTCGATGAATACTTACGAACTCAAAGAGAAGTAAGAGAATCTTTAAGACCAGCACCAGGTTTATCAATGAGTGATTATTTAAGAATTGCTTCTGCAGGAGCAGAAATTGCTGGAGCACCAGGAGAAGGCCCTGGTTTAAAAGGATTATTTACAACCGCTGCTAAACCTCTTTCAAAATTAGGAACTGATTTAGCTACAAGTATGGATAGAAGAGATGCATTAGCTTCATCAGAAGCTTCTGATATTATCTTC